TCGTGATGTTGGCACTGATGCTGACGACTTGCGTGGGCGACGGGATGCTCGTGGGCCCCGTGACAACTGGGGTGGCGCTTGTAGTAAGGAAAAGTTCCAAGATTTCTGTGGTTTACTTGACTCCTTATGGGCAGACTTGGTGACCGTCACCAAAGACCACGGGTTGGATACCCAGCATGTCACACAAAGGCTCCGGCGTGACGGCGACGTTGTGCTCACCGCATACAGGTCTACTGATGCCAATTTGGTTATTATGATGGACACCCTCCACGCGTTTCTTAACAAGCAGGCCCTCCCCGAGGATCTCGAAGAGAGTAAAGCTTACCTTGCGGCAGTTAAGCGCATGTTGGCTAGTATGATAAGGGGCAAGGAGTCTCTTCCGCCTGAGTCGTTTTTTAAGCGCGAGCGTGGTCTCGTTAGGGAGGGGCCTGCTGCGAACCGTGTGATTCCCCTACCTGTTCTGCAACAGAGTAACATTCGTGTGGAGAACACGGATGGATCTACCACCGAAGGGTGGCATGTGCGCCACCTGCTCAATGGCAAACAGGAGTTTGGATATCTTTTTGTCCACCACACCCTCCGTGATGGGTGCTTTGTCACGCATAATGGGGGAAAAGCGGTCGCACCCCCTCTACCGGTCCCGCTTGCCAAAGGCGTTATAATCGTCCCTGATATTGTGTTTTTCGGTGCTACCACTATGGGGCTGGCACGGGGTGCCTACTTGGTTGTTAAGTCATACGATAAGAAGCTCGCTACATCCTTCGTAACCACATGGGATGGTAAGACTCGTGATCAGCTCGCCGTGACTGGGGTCACGGTTGACACTGCGTCCACTATCAACCATATTATGCACAATTGCAACACGACCAACGGTAGCTGCGGCAGCGCCCTCGTCCAAATGGGCTCTGCCCCCTTTTTGGTGTCTTTGCACACTCACACCAACGGGAGCCTTTCGCTGTGCCCCAATGGTGGGCCCGTTCTTGTGGGGTATGCTAAGGAGGGCGCTAAGGGCAAATATAGCGCCGTCACCTTCCAGGCCGCCGTCAAGACTCTTATGCGAGACTCGCGTAATGTTGCGCATTGGGTCAACGTGCCCGCCGATAATGCACACGCTTATGTTGTTGCTCGAACGCACAATGGTATAACTTTGGCACGCAATAAGGCGGTGGTTTCTACGTTTTGCGGACGTGTGCCACCCTCGGTTCTTGTGGGGTATCCTGTCCCTACTGGTGCAGGGGCGCTTTTTAAGGCACCGTTGGCGCACATTGATGCCATTAAGAAAAGGTGTGCCAAGCTTTTGGCTCCTCCTAATTTTGCGTTCCGCAGCGCCCCCGGCTTTCAGGACTCCCTGCGTGCCGTTTTGTCGTGGCTTAAGCCTATATGGTCCAACCTTAGGGCGCTTAGCAACGAGGAGGTTATCAACAACATGGTCGTGGACACTGCGTGTGGCGTGGTGTGGCGAAAACTTGGCTTTAAAGATAAGGAGGAGGTGCTATCTGCACCCTTTTTCCAAGAGCTCCTCCTTAATCTACAGGACTACACCCCGTATTTCTCATTGGGTCCCAAGCTGGATGAGTTACTTCCCTCGGACGGACCTGCTCAGGTGACCGGTGACAAGCTTCGACTTATCGCAATCGCGCCCACGGAACACGTATACCTGACACGGATGTTCTTTGATCCCCAGAACAAAGCCATCAAAGGAGCGTCCCCAAGCGCATATGGTGCTTGTTTCTTTGAAGGTGGTTTTGCGCGGATGGTGTCCTCCCTTCAGGCTATCGGGGGGTGGTTCTG